CTCATGGCTGCGTGGGGGGTGGGAGTGATCTGCGGGCCCCCTGTGGGGCCCTGTGTCGCGGATGGGGGTCACCCCTGTGGTGGGGTGACCGTGTAGCCGTGGCGCTCCAGGAGCGCGATGGCGGCGGCGATGTCGTCGCCTGGCAGCGCCGGCTTGGCGGGTGCGGCGCCCAGCTCGGCGGCGAGCCCCCGGTAGAGCCGAGCGTCGGCCTCGGCCAGGTCGCGCAGGGTGGCGCGGAGTGTGTCTGCAATGACGCCCATGGGGTGGTGTGCGGGTGACTCCTTCATTGTCCACCGTTCCGCGACGGATTGATATACAGAACGTATGTACTGAAAACTCGAAACCCCTTGCGGCGCAATGGTTTTCAGCGGAGTGTGCCAATTAGAAAGTGTCACCATAAGCAGGAAGTGGCACACTACTGGCACACCCAAACCGTGAAAACTGGCACAAGGCCCGCACGGTTTGGTAGCGCGGTGATACCGTTTGGGGCCTGATAGTACAACTGCCCTACCGCTGAGATACATTGCAGCAACTAGGGTTTGGTCAGTTGTGTATCACGCTGTACTGTGGAAAACGAGTTATCCACAGGGGTGTGACAGTTGCCGTTACATTCGGTCACAATTCACGTTGTGCGGATGTACTACAGGGGCAGATCGACTGCGGCGTAAGGGGTTTGGGTGATAAGTGGTCATCCTGGCCACCGATCCTCCCTGATCAGCCGCCCGCCAGTGGGCCGGGGCTTGGCCGGGGCGGGGCGCTCACCCACCGACACCGGCGCCACGTCGGGGAGGGCGTGCCGAGCCAGGATGGCGCGGGCACGTTGCATCGGGCCGGCCAGATCATTGCCCTCCTCCCAGGCCTGCACCAGCTCAGCGCACAGGGCGCGGAAGTCGACCGATGGCGGGCCAGGCGGTGGCGCCGGCTTGCCGCCGGGTGGTGGCGGGTTGGAGCCCCTTCGCTGATGCTCAGCCATTCAGGCCACCATCGGTTGCGGGCCCCTTCGCTGGCGGCTTCCATCCCCAGAGCTCCAGCCACTGGCGCAGGGCCTGGCCAGTGGCTCCGGTGCCGAGGGTGGTCTGGCGGAGCACCTCATCACCGGCGGCTTGCTCCAGTTGATCGGTCGCGACGCTGGGAGCGATCAGGATTGAACTGCCCCAGCCCACCTCCGACGGCTCAGCCAGCATCTGCGCCTCGCTGGCCACGATGCGACTCCACCGCAGATACCGCGCCGGCCCCTGCCTGCGGACCTTCGCCCATGGGCAGGCGAACTCACGGGGGCGGAGGTCAACCCCTCCCCTGGTGGGCGATGGGATCAGCTCGGAGGGGTCTAGCCCCAGGGCCTCCAGGGCCCGACTGGTGGACAGGGACCACTGCAGGGCCCGACACAGCTCGGGGCGGGGGACCGTGAATAGGGTGCGTCCGTCACTCATGGCCGACCACCAGGGGCGGGGAGTGCGCGGGCGATCTCGCGGCGCATGGTGGCGGGCAGTGCCTCTGAGCGGGCGTAGTGGGTAGCAAGCCTCAGGCTGCGGGCGATCGAATCCAGGGCGGCGCTATTCCATGCGACGACTGACGAGGGAAGTGGCGCGGAGTCCTCAACCGCGCTGTCCGCGACGGCCGATGCCAGGTCCATTGCTGCACGAAGCAGAATCGTGAGTTCCGCCACCAGGGGAGCTGTGCGATGTCCCACGCCCTCGACAGGGGAGGGGGCAAGAGATGCCCGAATTCCTCGAAGAGTCTCCAGGAGGCGTTCCTCTGGGGTGGTGGGGGTGTAGGCCTCAGGCAGTCGCTCAACGACGCCTGGGTCGCAACTCTGGAGCGTGATGGTGTCGGCAATAGTCATTGTTTTTTTAGGCGGTCTTCAAGGGCTTTGACACGAGCATTTAGCCTGCGATTTATGGAGGTTTGCAGACCTAACTGTGTCTTGAGTTGATTTCTGATCTGATCGATCTGTGAATCTAAAGTTGGAGGGATGGGAAGATTGGGCCTAATCTCTCGGCTTTTAGGCTTAAATGTATCCCGGATCGTAAAATACAGCCCCAGGAGAATGAGGCCGATCCAAATAATCCAGATCACCTGCCACCCCCCGCCAACCGGCGAACGTGGTGGGCCCAGGCGACCCAGACCGCCAGGGCGGCCAGAAGGGCGCCCTGGAGGAACCCTGCGCAGGCGCCTGAGACATACAGGCCAAGGATGGAACCATGCGTGAGGCAGGTCATGCGCCCCTCCCCAGCGACGGGTTGCGCTGCTCAGCCGTGAGGGCCTCGGGGCCCACGTCGTTGAACCGGTCATCGAAGGCAAGATCTTTGAGTTGTTCGACTATCTGTTGACGTGTCATTCCGGTGCAATCAATACCTCGCTTGGCAAGCATAGCTTTTAATGTGCGAAAATTTGTCGCACGAATTACGTGCGCGGTGGTGATTGGAGTCACATTGTTCACAGTTGTTTCCCGTGGTAGCTCTATCGCGGCTGTGCGAGCAGGCTTCCACCCTGCGGCGGTGAGCACCAAGGAGACCAGGGGAACAAGGAGTTCCCTGACCACTGTGGCGATTGCCCAGCCGATGGCCAGGCAGGAGGCGATGATCACCTCCTCAGTCGTGTGTTGTTTCATGGCTGTAATCGGCGGTGAAGAGTGTGCCGATGGGTTGATACTAATCCCATCGGCTTTGGTGGACAACCACCCGTTACATTTCGGAACCTGGCCAGGCCAGCACGGAGACATGCCAGCCCCCAGGCAGGAGTGGCAGCAGGGCGGCCCGGGCCATGGCCAGGCCATGGCTGGTGGTGGTCCACGCCTGCTCGGCGGGGCCCAGGGTCAGCCCAGGCCGCCAGATCGGCTCCCCTGTGGCGGGGTAGATCAGGTGAGCCGGGATCGGAGGCACCTTGCGGCCACGGCGGCGAGGGGGAGCGCAGACCCATTGGCGGCCACGGATAAGTCCGTAGGTGGTCATGGGAGCGCCTTCCTCAGCATGGCCTCCCTATGGGCGCTCAGGGCCTGGTGGGCAAGGGTGCCGGGCTTCATTGCGGTCATTCGGCCATCGATGTCAGCGATGCACTCCCGCGCCATCTCGCTGCGGCCATCGCTGCGGCCCTCCTGGTAGGCCTGCTGCGATCCCGCGAGATTCCGGGCATCCCCTAGGATGCCGTCCTGCAGGGCGTCCAGGGCCTCGCACAGCTCAGCCGCTGCCCGGTCGTGGGCCTCGCGCAGTTCCATGACCCGCTGGGCGAGGTTGGGCTCGGGTTCGGGTTCTGGCTCGGGGAGGCTCCTCGGATCCCCAGCCCGCACCATGCCATAGGACTCCAGCATCATTTCCTCTGCGGGGTTGAGTTCGGTCACAGCGCACCTCCGGATGGCGGGGCCCAGCCACCAGCGGATGGGGGTGTCCAGCTGGCGGAAGCGGCGGGCTTGGAGGTCTCGGTCCCGTGGGTACCGTGGGTCTCGGAGTCGCGGCGGGAGCCGATCAGGTCAAGCCGGTCAACCTTGACCACGGGCTTGCTACGGACCTCACCTGTCGCCTTGTCTGCCCATGACTCCATGGCCAGCGAGCCGGTGATCCCCAATAGTGACCCCTTCCGCACATAGTCGGCCGCCACCTGGGCTTGCTTGCCCCAGATCTCCAGGTTGAACCAGTCGGGTTCGTCGTCGCGGCTGCGTCGATTGACAGCAAGCCTCAGTTTGGCAACGAGGCTACCTGAATCGAAGAACTTCACCTCGGGATCGGCTCCAGCCCGGCCAACCAGTGAGATGGTGCCCATGGGGAAGGCGTTGAAAGCGCTCAGATGAAGCTCAATGGGCCCACCCTTGGGCAGGTGGATCTGACCCCTGATCTCAACATCCCGTTGCAGTGGAAACTCTGCTGCAACCCTTTCGGCCAGCTTGCCCCAGGCCTTCACCAACAACGTGACCGGGACTTCTTCATCCTTGAATGGCGGGATAACGGTTTCAAATGTACACGTGCCGTCCTGATTGCGCGTCAGGGCGGTTGTATGGGATGAGCTAATGGTCGCTGAAAAGTTGTTCATTGAATGCTCCATGTGCGGCGCTCGATTAGTTCGGCGCCAGGGATTGATTGACCAGCCTTGAGGGCTTCCTTGATGGCGGTCTTGTCGGGTTCAACTGTGGTCTTGACCCGTCGGAACTGCTCGGGCAGATCCTCGGGGCGGGCGTCCACCTGAACGACGGTGGATCGTCGGCTGGCGAGCCGGTGGCCTGGCAGTCGCCATTCCGTTGCATCGGGCTTAACCTTCCTGAGGCAGGCAATGATCCTGTCTTGCAGCATGTTGGCCCTGATCTCGTCCTTGCGGGCTAAGTCCTTCAGCCTTTGTGCATGCTCATTGCGAGCCTCAGCCTGAGCCCTGAATTGATCAATGACCCAGCAGTAGGCATCGGCCTTGGTGGCCAAGGCTTCGAGTGTTGAGTGCTCTGCGTTCAGGAGGGCTTCCAATGCCTCTACGGCGTCGGGAAGCGTCTCTAGGTCATCCAGCAGGGCGGCGGATTCCTCGATCTGCCGTTGCAGGGCGAGGGCCTGGCCGGTCAGCGCGAACAGGTTGGTCATTGTGCTGTGTTGGCGGGGTGGGTGGTTCGTCGCCATCGGAGACCCACACGGGGCCCCCCAGGGTGCCGGAGGAGTCGCCGTTGCACTCATCCCGCGTGGCGGTGGAGATGCCTTTGCTGATGATCCCATTGAGGACGCCTGCTGGGGCGCTTGCCAGGTCCTCGAATAGGCCATTGGACAGCTTCAAGGCAAGGGCGGCAATGCCCAAGTCCGTCAGGCCATCGCGGCGGCAGCGGGCCAGGGCTTCCGCCAGGAGGGGGTTCGGGGGGTTGGCCACCTCCTTCTGCTCCTTGTCATAGAGGGCCAGCCCGAAGGGGTTGCCGAAGGTCATCAGGGCCCGCTTCATGGCGTCGGTCTCCGCCTCCTTGATGGCGGATTCGTGGGCCTGCCCCTGGTCCACGTCGATGCCGTGGCCAGCGCCGCAACCCTCACGGGTGATTCGGTCGCGGTCCGTGCGGACCGTGATCCGAACCTTGGCGGTGTAGGTGACGCCCCAGCCTTCCTTTTGCGGTGGATCACCCTCCCTAACGGGGGGACGCCCAATTGGTCGCTCGGCACAGTAGACGCATGCCACTTCCAGGGTGTGCCGATCCCATGCGCCAAACCCGAAGATTCGGTTGGCTTCGGCGATTGCGTGCCAGCCCTCCACATAGGAAACCGTTTTGCCTCCCTGCTTCCGCGTCTTGACGTGGTCGCGGGTGAGCGGTTGGCTGAGCTGCGTGACCTGCTCAGGTGAAAATCCTCCGGGCGGATCCATTGGTCCCCTCGATTGCCTGCACATCCTAGCATGTTCCTAGGATGATGCTAGGCCTGTCGGAACAGTTGTCTCGCCTCAGCCTCGGACCGGGCGAATCCGGCGATGCCACCAGCCGCCCGCACCTGCTTGGCCCAGTTGAGCTGAGCGGCCCTGGCGCGGCCCGTGGCGGACTTCACCTCCACCGAGGCGAACACGGCAAGGCGCTGCCCCACCATGGCGGGAGTGATCAGCCGCGACTCCCAGCCGATCAGGTCGCCTGAGCCCTCCTCCAGGCCCGCGTGGAGGGGACGGGCGGAGGGAACCACCACGTCACCGGGGCGCAGTTCGGCGCGGAGGCGGTGGATGTTGTCTGGCGTGACCCTGGTGGCCCTACGCTTCCCGCCACCCCCTGCCCAGCCGGTGCCGACGTTGTTCCGGTGCAGGCGGATCTTCCCCCGCGAGAGAGCGGATCGGATGTCCTCTTGGATCTGGCGCTCGAGCACGGGATGGGGGGCGGGGTGGTTGGAGGTTAGTCCTGCTTGGCCTGGACGATGGCCTCAAGCATCGGGGTCAGTTCCCCGATCACAGCGCCGAGCTGCTCGATGGTGACTCCCAGGGGCATGGGGTCGCCGGGAAGGAGCTGGACAGGGGGTGGTGACGGCGTCAGTTCCATCAGCACTTCGGAAAATGTTTCGCTGACCTCGATGAAATACTCTCGGTCTCCTTTTAAAAAAATTCGCGTGTGTTGGTTGTTGGCGGAAGGTCCGCAGATGGTTTGCACTTCGCCGATTTTGACTGCCAGGTCTTCGCCCTGGCTACTTGTAAAGATTGCGAAATCAGAAGACATGGGGGGAATGGGGGTGGGTTGGGTTGAGACGGAGCGGTCACCACTGCACGGCGACGTGGGGTGGTGGCTGAAGACATAGTAACGCTAGCGTGACGGATGTGCAACCCCCCGCTTCGAGCGCAGGCCGAAGCGCACGCGAGCCCAGCCGACGGGGTTGGCGTAGTTCCGATGCCGCCCCAAGCTGATCCAATCTTCCAGGGTCCGGCACTGGGATTCTTGGCGGGAGCGGTTTTTCCATGCTTTCCATGCTTGCTCCAGGCCTTCCCGGACAACCATTTGCCTTGTGCCAACGTACTTTCCTGGAATTGCAGAAACAGACATAGCACGGTATAGTTGTTGCATTTTTATACCGAGAATATCTATTGCCTCCTCTCTGGTTATCAGGCCGGGTGTGTCTTCTGCCCGTATCAATGATCGCCCAAAGTTGCCTATGGTTGCTCCTGGTTTCTTTAGGTGCTTTGCTAGATCATCTCCCAAGGCAAGATGTTCAGCGGGCCACAGCGAATAACAATGGCCTCCCTCAAGTTTTCTCTTGCTTAGCTTGACTCCTAGACCTTCTGCGCGGGCCGTGATAGTGCCGTGACTGGCCACCCCCCATCGCTCACAACATTCATGAATCGTCAAATCAAGCAAAAGATCTTCTTGTTGATCTATCGGCGCCTGAGGCGTCAGTGATCGCCCGAAGCCGGCTATGGTTGCCCCCGGTTTCTTGAGATGCTCTGCCAGGTCATCTCCCAGGGCCACATATTCGGCGGGCCAGAGCACCCGCTGACGGGTTTCCCGGCGAAATTCAACTCCTAACGCCTTGGCGCGGGCCTTGATGGCATTGGGACTGGCCACTGCCCAGCGCTTGCAACATTCCTTGAAGGTCAGATCGGAATACTTCTCCTCCTGGTGATCCACTGGCACCAGCTCGCCATCCACCACCCGCATCCCTGGGGGGATTCGCAACTCTTTGACATGACCGCATTCGTTACAACGATTCCCGGTCATATCGCATGAATAACATTTCTCGCAATACTTGGCGGGCAATATATCGTCCCAAGGATTCTTCCTGCCGCCACGGCCAACCCCTGGCACACCATCCAGGGACCATAGGTGCATCCTGCGTTCCAGCGGGTGCCCCAGGCCAGGGCGGCGACAATTGCCCGCGTGATCGTGCAGGTAGCAATCCGGCCACACATTGGACTTCCTGAGGCCCCTGCCCACCATCTGCAACCAGACAACCAGGGAATCGGTGGGGCGCAGGCAGACCACGCAGCCCAGGTCGGGCAGGTCTAGCCCGGCGACGTACAGATCGGCGCAGACCAGTGCATCGATCGCGTGGGCGCGGGCGGCTGCCAGGGCGTCGCGGCGGTCGTTGGCGCTGGATTTCCCGTCGACTGCCAGGGCCCGGAATCCATTCCGCCGCCACTCCTCCGCCGTGTCCTTGGCGGCCGGTACACCATCGCAGAATATAACCGTGGGGCGCTCCCGTGCGCGATCTGCCCAATGCTCCAGCGCGTTGCCCAGGAGGTAGCGGCCCTCCATGATCTGCCCGCCAACGAGTGAACCGGGCTGTGGGAATGACCATGCCTTGAGCGGGCTCAGTCTTCCAGCTTCGATTAGATCAATGGTGTCCGATGTGCGGATTAGCGCATCGAACCCACCATGGCGCAGGGGGCGGCCGTCGAGTCGAATCGGGGTGCCGGAGAGACCCATGACCAGGGGGCGGCCCAGCGCGTCTAGCACGGCCTGATAGGTGGGAGCCGTTGCGCGGTGGCACTCATCGATGATGACCAGGCCTGGCCGTGGACCCAGCGATCCGAGCCGGGCGGCGGCGGACTGGAGGGACACCAGCTGGCAGCCTGCGCGGGGGTTGTAAGGCCGATCGGCCCAGATCCAACTGGGCTCAATCCCATCCTCGGCGAGCCGTGCGGCGGTGTCGATCAAGAGTTCCTGCAGGTGAGCGAGGAACCAGACGCGGCCACCAGCGGCAATGATCTGCGCCATTCGAGCGGCGGCCATGCGGGTTTTGCCAAATGCTGTCGGTGCCACGATGATCGGCGCACGGGCGCCAGCGTGAACGGCGGCGTCGAAATCGGCGAGGGCCTGGAGCTGATCCGGGAATAGGGGCATCAGGGGGCCTTGCTGCGGGGCGGTTGGATGTTGAAATCAGGTGCTAACACCTCATGTGATGTGAACCGACATCCGCAGTTCTTGCACTCCAGGCGGCGGCGGGTATAACCAAGCCTGTCGCGTGATTCCTTACACCAATGGTTGCGCGATTGGCAATTGGGGCACAGCACTCCCGGCCCTGGTGGTCGCGGCCTAGCCGGCTCGCAGAGGGCATGAGTGTCTGTGAATTCTTGTATCAATGACGCGGCCTTCAGTGTTGAGCATTGCAGTGGAATTTGCTGCGATGCCTTGCAGTGACGGCAGACAATCAGCCGTCCCAGGAACACACAATGATCAGCGTCCATTGCGTCCCTCCAGCTCGGCGGCAAGGGCGAGGAATTCGGCGCGGATCTCGGGCAGCCCGCGATTCATTCGGGCCGGCAGCACCTGATCCGTAGCAACCCGCAGGACAGCGGCAGCGAGCGCCAGTGGTTCGTCGTACAGGTCGCTGGTCAGCTCCCTGATCTTCTGAGCAGCGGGTGAGAGAGGTTCAGCCATCGGCCAGCCCCTCCAGCTCTGCAGCGAGGGCGAGGGGATCAACCGTCCCCACTGGGGAACGCAGGACGCGGGCCAGGGCGCGGCGCTGTTCGGGCCCATCCCCCAAGCCCATGTGAGCCAGGAGGAAGGCGGCGCGGGGGGAGAGGGGGCGCAGATCCCCTGCGGTGCTCCAGCGGTAACCACGAATGGCCAAGGCGGCGCCGATCTCCTGAATCCCCCTGATGCCGATCTGGCGGAAGCGGTGGACCCGCTCGGAGCCCAACTGCAGCAGATCGTCGACATATTCCACCCCGCCACGGCGCAGGGCGTTGTAGGTCATCGTGGACAATGACAGGCTATCGATCTTCATTGTTATCCCGAAAGTAGATTCCTGCTGCTATTCCCGTCAGGAAAAATAAAATCATCAGTGGCAAAGCGGTGGTTGATCCTGCCAGAATGAAGAACGGCGCTGCAACGGATTGTTTCATGTGGTTTCCTTGTTCTTGTTTTCCTCGGCGGCCAGCTTGAGAACCTCTCCAAGGGTTGCCCTGGCCTGAGGCAATGGATCTTTGCATCGACCCATGGAGGCCTCGTAAATGGTCCATTTGCTGATTTCGTTAAAATCAGTTAGAAGCCGTCTAATCAGTTGATCGCTGATATACATCACACCCTCACACCTTCGCAGTGACGACACGCTCGGGCTGCCCCTGGTATTTCCCCTGTCTATCCCGATAGGTGGTGTCACAGGGATCGCCCTCGAAAAACAATAGCTGACAAATGCCTTCTTCTGCGTACACCCGGCAATCAGCCCCGGAAGAATTGCTGAACTCAAGCGTCAGGTGACCCTCCCAGCCGGCCTCGGCTGGCGTTGCGTTGACAATGATTCCCATGCGTGCATAGGTGCTCTTGCCAAGGCAGATCACAGTGATATTTGGTGGCACACGCAACTTCTCCAGCGCCACGCCAAGGCCATAGGTATGACCCGGAAGAATGAAGAATTTCCCATCTTCATCCCGGTTGAGGTCTGCGGGCTCCAGGTTTCCAGGGTTGAACCGCTTAGGATTCATCACCATCCCTGGCACGTGGCGGAAGATCTGGAATTCCTCTGGTGACAGCCGAAGGTCGTAGCCGTAGGAGCCGGTGCCGTAGGAGAGTACGCGGCGAGTAGGGTCATTTCTGAAATTATCAGTGATCACCTGGCGCACCAAATGCGGCTCGAATGGGTTGATCATCCCCAGGGCGGCTTGCTTCCTGATCCAGTGGTCGTTTTTGAGGCTCATGGGCAGGATGGGTCGTTGGACCCGCTGATCCTAGCATCATCCTAGGAAGGTGCTAGGGTTGGGGTCAGATGGAATGAGCCATGGCCGCCAAGCGCCGAAAATCGCCTCAGATCAATATCTGCCTCCCGCCACGGCTGATTGCCTGGCTGGACGGCCACCGCGACCCCAACGATCCCAGGCCATCTGGCAGGGGCCACCGGGCGGCGGTGATCATCCGGCTGATCTCTGAGGCCATGGCCCGCGAGCTCGCAGACCGCGCGTGAAACACAGCGACACCCTTCAGCGGGCCTCCGGCAGGTGGCCTGAGATTCTGGTCGCTATCGGCGGGATCACGCCGGATCAGCTGTGCCGCCGAGAGGGCCCCTGCCCGGCCTGCCAGGCGATGTTCGGCGACGCGGGGAACACACGGTTCAAATGGGATGACGACTCAGGGGATGGGGCGTGGCACTGCTCCCACTGCGGCGGCAAAGGCGGCAAGAAAGGTGGCGGCAACGGAGTGGACCTGCTCTCGCGTCTGCGGGGGCTGGGGTGGGGGCCCTCGGCGCTGGCGCCCACCCTGAAGCTGGTGGAGGAGGAGTTCTTCGGGCGCTCGGGTCGGCGGCGGGCAGGGTCGAGGCGATCTGCGGGGCCGCAACCTCCGGCAGGGACGCCACCACGGCCGCGGCCACCGTCGGATTGGGTGGCGTTCTGTTGGCTGGAGGCGGCGGATCAACTCGCAGACGGGGAGGGCTTCAACCCGGCTCATGCCAGGGGGGGCGCCTACGTTCGGCGCTGGCTGAGATGGTGTGAGGGGGCGGATCCCGATCTGGTGGCCGCTGCGGTATTGGAGGGCGACACCCAGGCCGGCGGGCGAGAGATTCCCGACCTGGAGGAGCCACCACCAGCGGCGAAGCAGACGGCGGGCCCCGCTGGCCCGATGTCGCGGGAGGAGGTTCGACGGCGGCTGGCGGCGGCGGTGGAGGAGGGGGCGCCCAGGCTGGACCTGGAGGGCCTGCTCCTTGAGCTCGGCGAGCTGGCAGAGATCAGCCCATCGAACCTCAGGGGGCTCCTGCAGGCGGTCCAACGGGAACACGAGGCCGCACGATCGGTCGAGGCGGAGGAGCAGCGGCTGGTCGTCGCGGCGGATCGGCAGGATGTGGGCCGGGCGCTCGTGACGCTGGACGGCCTCCTCCCGCCATCCCTGGCAGACGCCATCCGCCTGACGACCCAATACCTGCCAGCGGATGACGCGACCCGTGCGGGGGTGTTCCTGGCCGCAGCCTCTGGGGTGCTCAGGCTTGGGACGGAATTGGTAGCATCAAGGATTTGCAACTTCAAGGCGCCGCTTAATCTTTACTGCGCACTAGTTGGCAAGGTTTCCGTCAAGAAAGGCCCGGTATGGAAGGCACTTGCCAAGCATCCATTGGAGCCAATCGTCACGGAACTCAACAGAAGACATGAAACCGCTATGGCAGCATGGCGGCAGGAGTGCCAGGGCAAGAAGCCACACGAGCGGGACGACCCACCACGCGCGGTTCGGCTGAGCATCGACGAATACACGGGGGAGAGCTTGGCGTCTCAGTTCCAAGTACAGGAGCAGGCGGGCGCAGGGATCATCCTCCTCCGTGATGAGATCGCCGGCCTGTTTGGTACGCTGAATAAATACACAGGACGCGGCGACGATCAACAACGACTATTGGAAATGTACGAAGGTGGTGGATTTAGTTCCCTCAGAGTTGGTGTAGATGGTGGCGGTAGATTTTTCTCAAAATGTCACTTTTCTATACTTGGAACAATTCAGCCGGAGGTTCTGCAGTCCCTGGTGGCAGGTGGCGACCCTGGGGGTCTGTGGGCCCGGTTCCTATTCCTGCCCATGCCCCCTCGGGTGATCGAGCTTCCCGCCACGGAATCAGAAGAGGATGTGCGGGCGGTGCAACTGGCGGCCGAGACACTGGCGGCCACCATGCGGGCGCTACACCGGCTCCCGCCTATGTCCCTGGCGATGGACCCAGAAGCCAGGAGAATGTTTACGAAATATGAAGTGCGCTGTCAGCGGGACGCGCTGGCCTCCCCCATCGCCGCGCAGAGCGGGGCCTGGGGGAAGGCGCCCGGGAAAGCACTCCGGATCGCGGGAATCCTCCACCTGTTGCACCGGGTGTCTCCTGATGGGGATGTCGGCGACCTGGTGTCGAGTCGCACCCTGCAGGCGGCCTGCAACCTGGTCGATCACCTCACAGGATGGGCGCTCGGGATTCACGAGGCTGCAGCCGGAGGCGAGGCCAGCGATCTGATGGGCCAGATCCACCGCATCGCGCAGGCGGCGGGGCAGGCCATCGCCTGGCGCGATGTGTCCCGGCGGCTGTCGTTACGCCAGCGGGCAGAGATCGATTCTGCGGCGGCCCACGTGGCTGTGGCGGCCCTGGCGCGGCTGGGGGTGGGCGAGGTTGGCGAGGGCAGGCGGCCCGGGAGCTGGACCTACAGGGCGACCGCTGACCTGCCGGGGTGATGTGACGATTTGTTAGCAGGATGCGGGGGTGTGGCCATATGGGTCACGTAGGCGTTACTGTGTGGTCATCGGGAGGAGAGATCCACCGGTTCCCACCCCACGGAGTTCGCACCATGGCTAAATTCAAAACCACAATCAACTTCTGTGGAGATCGTCGGTTTGATGATCCCGTTGAGGCTGTATTGACAGCACAGGATGAGCAGGAGGCCCGAATCAAGGCGTTGCGCCGCTGCTACAGAAATTCAAAGATCTGCACATTCATCCCTTACAACTCGCTACCTGGCCAGTCTCCATCCGGCCAATCAGGCTGGGGCTATGAACGCGCTTCGCGCAAGTCTGGAGCTGATCTGGCCTCGGCGACCTCCATGCTTCGAGTGACAATAGAGCGCCTATAAGGCTCCTAGCGATCCCTGCCTTCCACCCCCCCACCCCACGGAATTCACGTCATGTTTTTTGTTCTTGCCCTCCCTGGTCGCCGTCTTCGCTATGGCGGTTTTATTTGGCGCCATGAGTGGCGCGGTTTTGCCTTTGGATTTCACCGCTTTGGGAATTGCCAAGGGGCGCTTGTTATCCCCCTCTGGCCACGTCTAGGCGCTGTCTAGTTCCCGCCCCCGCCTGTAGCTAATCCCATCGCAATCACACAATGACCCACCAAGTAACACAACTCACCCAAGAAGAAGCTGTCAACGCATACGAAACTGACGCTTGGCGCAATTGGACTCCAGAGGTTCGCGCAAGTTTTCAGTTGTATCAAGAGCGCCTTTGCATGCCAATGAGTGTCTTTAGGGAGTCACTATCTCAAGCACTTGGAAGGCCAGTATCCTTGTTTGAAATGGCGTACTCTACATATTGAGCACTGGGTTACCAGGGCCTGAGCATCACATCCACCCCATCTCACGCCACCCCATGTCCACCAACACCACACATTCGCCACCCGTCGACCTATGGCACGAGCTGAGCCTGGCAAACTCAGCTCTGCTCCGGGCGTCCCGCCACATCGCCGTGGCGATCAGTGATCTTCATCCTGTGTTCCAGGCCACCCTTGTTGATCGTCTGCAGGAATCCAGGGAGGCGCTCGCCAGCACTCTCCTCGCCCCGACGATGCTCGGTACTGATTCCTATCTGGTGGCCAGACTCGTTGCGGCGCTCCTGGGGGCGACTGAAGCCCTCCTGAAGGCAACCAAAATCATCGCTGACGAGGAAGGGTTCAACGGGCACGCGCGGGACGCACTCAGGGCCGTAAGGCGGGCGAACCATGTCGTCAGGGGCCACCTCCGGGCCAGGGGCCTCCTGCAGGAGAACCCGGGGGGCGATGGCGATGTGTGACTGCGGCGACTACGACCGCCCCGCAGTGTTCCAGGAGGTCACGCGGCGGGCAGCCAGGCGGCACAACTGCGGCGAGTGCCGAGTGCTGATCATGCCAGGCCAGTACTACTGGGAGAGCCGCTGCCTCTGGGACGACGAATGGAGTACCCACAGGACCTGTGGAGCATGCCACCTGATCGGTTCCCAGCTGGCAGACTGCTATCCGTTCCGAGGCCTCGCCGATTGCTTGGCGGAGGACCTGGAGGATCCCGATGCGGCCATCGCCCACGCTGGGATGCGTCGTCGCCAGGCTGCTGCGGGGGGCGATGGCTGACACCCCAGCCCAGCGGAAGCGCCGCCAGCGGCTGCGGGCGATCGGGCTGCTGCCTCCCCTCAGCGTGATCACTTGCCAGTCGTGCGGCTCTCCCGCCACGGGGCTCTACGACCCCCTCTGCTCCCACTGCTGGGAGCGCCAGACTCCTGAAGGGCTGGCAGCCGTGGCGGCACGGGTCGCGGCCTGGCGGGCGAGGCAGCGGCGGCGCCAGCGGGAATCGTGACAGGTTGTGAAGCTGGCCCCCTGGTGGGGCCGACCGTGTCACGTAGGCGTTACTATGTGTTCACCGGGGCAGGGATGCCTCGACTCTCACCCCCACCAGAGATCACACCATGTCAACCCTCTACGTCGTCCAAGTCGCCGGTCCCCAGAAGGCCTGGATCGATTGGGATCAGAACCGCAACCTGCCCGCCTTCACCTTCACCCAACCCGAGGGCGTCAGCCGGGAGGAGGCCAAGGCGCTCAAGGCCCGCGCCAACATCTGCTGCGGTGGCACCCTGAAGATCGTCAAGGCCCCCACTGCGGCCTGAGCGCCCACGGCCCGCCGGGAGCACTTCTCCGTGCTCCAACCCACCTTACCCACTTATTCACAACAACAATGTTTTACGTTAAGGCAACTCTTCAAGCTCCCCCAGGCGTGCATGACTTAGCAGTCAGATCTAGTTTTCCACGCGATGTTTATGTCTGCTATAGGGATTGGGACACTCCTGCTTTCCGAAGCATTGACCAGCCGCCAAAACCACTAACACTGGACGAAGCGAAAACACTTCTGGCCAGGTGTGAAGAAGTTCATGGATCTTTATATAACCACAATTTAAGAATTGTTTCCGCTTAACTTCCACGGCCTGCCGGGAGCCCATCCCGGCGGTTCCATCACCCTGTCTTACCACCCATGGATTTTTTTAAGTTTTGCAGGCTACTTAGCTGGCTGCTGAATTCACTTGCTGTTTTCTTTATATCTGTGGCTATCCTGTACTGGGTTGTTGCCGGAAACATGAATGACCCGCCGGTAAAGTTACTATATCTAAGTGTTGTATTGATTCTGCTTAACACACCAAGACTTTGACAACAACCATGTCAGTTCTGCCCACGATTCATCTGAAAGGCAATAGCCCCGCAGCCTTGGAGGAGAGGTATCGATTCGTGCGGCAGGCAATGAACGCTGCCTCTGCTGCACTGGAGGCCGCGACGTTCAGCCCCAGGGATTTCTACCCCCAGGGGCCTGACGCCTGGCAGCGGGCCCTTAATGACCGCGCCGAGGCCTTCCGCATGCTGCGGGCATTAGCGGACTACGCCGAGCAGTGGGAGACGCGCGCTGCCAACCATCGCCACCCCCGCAACACACCATGACCACCACACGCCTCACAATGCCCTTCCAGGTCGTCCTACGGGCCCCTGACGGGCAGACCGCCACCATCCCCCTCCAGGCCCGCGACAGGGCCCATGCCGTGGCCTCAGCGCTCGAGCTGGCAGGGCTGGGGCAGGGGGTGCTGGTGGTGCGCTGCCATCGCGTGGGGGAGTGGTGAGCGACCCCACAGGGGCTGAGCGGTCCCGACGATGGCGTGCCAGGCAGGCTGGAAGGCTGCCACCAGCCGAGCGGCTGATCTGCGAGGCCTGTGGAGGGGGTCGCAGCGGACGTCACGGCAAGGTCTGCCGCTGTTGCTGGGAGCGGGTCACGCCTGAGGGCAGGGCAGCCAAGGCGTCTCGTGTGGCGCGGAGCAGGAGGAAAGCCAAGGGTGACGGATTGTGAACAGGCCTAGCGATGCCACGGCAACCGCAACGGTACGCGCTACAGTATAAAGACAACCGGGGAGGCCAGGCACTACTTAACGAGACTCAAGGACATGAAAAACAATCGACATGCAAGATCAATCCGCTGGTTTCGTCTTGATATTTTGCAGCCACCGCAACAACCAGGAATCTATGCAATAAAAAGCAAAACACATTGGCTTTATGTTGGGCGAGCCCTTAATATTGCCAGACGGATTAAAAATCCTTGTCATCCGATTCAAATCACAAAAGATTTAGAAAATATTCAACTCACTTACTTGTGGCAGCCAGTCGCTCGGAATGCTTCGCTTGCCAAGCAAGAAAATGCAATGATTCGAGAATACAATCCACAATGGAATGGAGGAACAGAATTTTATGGTCCGACGAAGTGGCCATCCTGCGCATTGCTTCTGCCCGTAAGCATGGAGGAGTTGTGTCAGGTGCTTGGCAATTAGTTGGCAAATCATTTCATTGCCCCCTCTCATCGAGGAGCTTTTTCATGTGTGACAGGTTGTGAACTGATCCGCCGATGACGACCGAACCGCAACGGTGCGCGCTACATTGTGTGCATCGGGGGCGGAGGCGCTCCCACCACCCATCAGAACCATGACCGCTGCCCCCCTCTGGAAAACTACCTTCATCTGGACCGCTACCTTCACCTGCCCCGACGGTTACACCTATTACGCTCCCGACGGCTTCCCTTTTGCCACCTTCCGCAAGAACTGGCGCGATGAGTGGGAGCTGAACTTTTTCCACAGGACCGAGAGCTGCGCCATGGAGGCCATCTGCAAACTGCAAAACGAGCAGATTCCGGCTGCGCTTCGTTCCCTTAATGCCGCTTGACCTGAGCCACCACCGGGGCTTTACCGTATCCAGGCCCGGTCGGCCCATCATCCGCAAGGGGGGCGCCGTGGCTGGCTTTGTTGGGGCCGGCCTGGAACGGTACCGAAGACCGGGCAACCAATGCGCCCTCGGGAGACCGGGGGCTTTGTCGGCTTTGTCGGCTGTTGTCGGCTGGCAGCCGACATTGAGATCCATTGCGCTGCAAGGGATTTGGGGAAATGTCGGCTTTGTCGGCTATGTCGGCTGTAAAAATCAAAAAACAGGGTTTTATGTATCACCATGTTACAGAACAGGTAAAAAACGGGGAAGTGCCAAAAACAGCCGACAAACCGACAAAGTAATTAAGTAAGTAATTAAAAGTATTAGTATTAAAGGGTTTTAAGGGTTTTAGGGGCAGCCGACAAACAGCCGACAAACAGCCGACAAAACCGACATAGCCGACATTCCCGCCGCAGGGGGTAGCCTGGCCTCGGTCGGCCCGGGGTGCCATGGGGTGGGAGTCGGGGCCGGCCACCCATTCGCGGTGGGGTGTGGCATCATGGGAGCCCCCCCAGGAGCGATCGCATGTCCCTGCTGCCCCATCAGATACGAGTTGTGGCGGAGAAGGGCGAGCTAGACGAGCGACTGCACCGCCTGGTGCCGTTCATGGCCACCGCCACCTTCGCCGAGCTGCCAGAGGCTGAGCAGGCACGGATGACCCACCAGCGCGATCTGATGGAGCAATTGTCGGCGGTGCTCGGCGAACGGATCGAGGCATTCGGCGCCTAGGCGTGCCATAATGGGCGGGTGATCACGGAAGGGCCGCGAACGGCTGCCGTGGTTTCAACCCCCCCGTACAAAGGCACATCCCCCCTCTCCGGCGCCAACCGGATGGGGGATTTTTATTTGGCGGGATGGTTGACGGAGGGAACGAAACCCATTACAATATGGGGACAACGACATCCACCCCATGGACGACGTCATCGCAGCCTTCAACGCCTACCGCGACAGCAAAACCGAGGATGAGTGGTTCGATCTGATGGAGACTGACCCGAAGCTGTGGGCCCTCCTCGACGCGCTGACCGACCTGGCGGATGACTGATCCATCCACGCCCCGCACGCGGGCCTACAGGGCCCGTCAGCGGCTGGGAGAGGTGTGGGTGGCCCCGACCTGCTCAGCGTGCGGTGCAGCCTGCCGTGGGGCGCTCTGCTGGCGGTGCCGGGCCAAGACGCCTGAGGGACGGCAGCGGAACCGGAAGGCGGTCGCAGAGCATCGCAAGCGGAAGGGTTGACATATTTCTCAATGGTGGCCAGGGTGGCGGGTTACAGCACACCACCCCATGGCGCGGCAGTTACAGCTCGAGCCCTACGGGCCCCACCAGGAGAGACGACCTGAGGGCACGCGGGGGAAGGCGCCCCGGTATCCCCTAGCCATGGCGGCTGTGGGGGATTGGTTCGTGGTGGAGGCGCCTGAGGAGGCCCGCACGGTGCGGAAATGCGCTGGGAGGCTCAGGGAGCTCCATGGGAAGCGGTTCTCACTGCTGCGGACCACTGGCCCGGCTGGTGAGAGATACTGAGTCTGCACCCGCGTGGAATAAGGAATACTGATGGCCAACCCGCCGGGAATAGATATAGTTTTTGATCTAGGAGATATTCCGGCGACTGCGCGCAACTTTGGAGTGTTGCCTAGGCAGATGCCCATGATCATGGGTAAGGCGATGACATTGGGGGTTAAGGCGGCCAAGGATAAGATTCGTGCTGATATATTTCCAATGATTAAGGGTGGTCCAACGCGGTGGACAGAGCGTGGGCTGATTGCGAAATTCGCCAAGCCCACGGATCTTCGCGTGCAAGTCGGATTTAATTTTGGCGAAGGAAGATTTGAGGATGATGAATTCACGCGGAAAGGTATTGGCATACCTTCTGGTAGGTACATGGAGATCAACGCCAGGGGTGGACCAAGGAAACCAAAGTCTACAGAATTGCAACTCAGGCGGTCGGGAAAGATAGCGGGAAACAAGTTTCTTACGCCTAATAAAAACTTGCCAGAGATAGATTCACACGGTAACTTGCCGGGCTATCTATACACTCAGATCGGCTCGCGTCTTCGTGGGTTGTCTACACCAGGATCAACTCAGAACGCACCGTATGGACCGGGTTCACGGGGGCGTACGGCGAAGAAGCGGGCGCAAGTTGATTATTTTATCATGCGATATTCTGGCGGCCGTCCTATTGGTCCGAGGCAGCTTGGTGGCGAGCCAGCGTTCATTGCAAAACGTGAAGGATTAGGTAAAGGCAAGAAGCGGGGATTCTCTGTAGCTTTGTGGATTGTTGATCAGCCTATGTATAAGCGAAGGTTTCCTGTCAAGCCTATAGCCTTGAGAGAGTTTGCACGGGTGTTTGATATAGAGTTTGTTAAAGGAGTTAATGACTCGATTGCATGGCGGATTAGACATGGGAAGTAGCGGGCGATTGCATTAGTAATATCATTGCGATAAAGCTGCAATTGTATTGTGAATAAACAACGATTGGACGGCTATAGCGGTTAGCTTCAATCGTAGATATTTTTTATTGTTATAGAGAATTGATTGGGTCCTTCCAGGGTAGCCCAGGCGTGGGTATATTCGAACCTCGGCTAAAGTGCTCATACTGATTATTTTTATGTCGTTACCGGCCCCACTAGGCAACCGGCCATCCTACAGCCTGCAAGCAGGTAACGGAAACTGTCGGATAGGATGAGTAACACTCGACTGTTACCCCATCCGTGGCGGTGCCCAGCCCCCCAGGCCTGATCGGCCCAAACGAGGCAGTCAAAATCCTGAAGATCTTCAAGCCTCAGCTCTACCGGGCGATGGAAGCTGGCGCAATACCAACCAAGGAAGTGAATGGCAAGCGGATGATCATCCGCGAAGGACTGGAGGAGGCATGGGAGAACCGTCCCCGGCGACTTGTGCGAGTGCCCACCAGTGAAGCCGGGAAGGCCCGCGCCAAGGAACGGCGGCCACCACCACCACAAACAGACCAGGATTGGCCGGAGCCCCCCGGCGAACGCCCGGATGGACTGCCGCCTAGGCCTGGTGCCGATGAAACCCCAAACCTGGAGGTGCAGAAGGCGTGGAGGGAATATGAACTGCGCCGCAAGGCACATCGAGAAAATCTGGTCAGTGAAGGAATTCTTATTTTCAAGTCAGACATGCAAGCAGCATTCAATGGTGTTTTGGCGGAATTACTCAACCGTGCGCACGAAGTAGGGCGCCAAATTGCCCTGCAAATTCCACAACTTAAAACAGAAGAAGTCGAAATCATTGACAAAGTTGTGCTTCAGCTTTTTGAAGAAGTATCAAAGCTAGATTTTGAGAATCTAAAACATGATCAATAGAGATATTCCAGCCCTTGCAAGGGATTTTGCCGGCCTGTTAAAGCCAAGGCCGCCGATTAGTGCGTTGCAATACGCAGAGGAACATTTTTATGTTACTGGCGGAGAAATAAGCATGCGATGGATAACTAGGCCTTATCAGCGTGATTGGTTTCTGGCGGTTTCTGATCCCAATGTGCAGTGCATTATCTGCAAAAAGCCCGCAAGGATCGGATGGAGTGAGTTTGTCAAATTCGTCATTCAATGGTTTGTGGATTGGAAACGCAAAAAGGTCCTTGTTGTTCACCCTACAGATTCTGATTCCGAGATATTCGTCAGCGAACATATAGATGACGGCCTGTTTCATCCATTGAAAGCCCCGCCAAGGCTTAGGGGTTTGTTTGATTACTCTGGAAGCAAAAACGCAAGACCAAATAACAAAAAATTTAAGTCGGCCGCAAACGGCGCTGCGGTTCAGTTTGTCAACGCCGGCTCCCCCAGTTCAGCCCGTGGTATCAACCGACCCGTAATCATCATGGAAGAAGTGTCTGGTTGGTACGAAATCAAGGAAGGAAACGCGGTTGAAAACTATAAAAAACGAGCGGATACGTCTGTAAGTCCATTCTACACAATCGGCGCAACCCCTGTTCACGTTGGCGACCACATTGAAGTAGCCTTTCTAATGGGCGATCAACAATACAGGTACTATCCCTGTCCGCATTGCGGAAATTATGACGAACTGATGACCCGTGATGCGTGGAAACGGTTCATCACTGAGGGCGAACACGCCGGCAAGAAGCGCTGCGGCTATTGCGAGGAACTGATTGAATATAAGCACTTGCGTTGGATGGATGAAAACGCAGGATGGGCATGTCCGCTGGGCTTGGATCGCGAGAATCAGGTCAAGGATGATGAAGGCCAGCCGATCTGGCGGTCACAGCAGCACGGCCCCGGCCAGAGCTACCACACTGGACAGAAATGGACCAATATAGCCAGGGAACATCGAATTGCAAAAGAAGAACTGCGAAAAGGCAGGCCCGAACGAATGATGTCATTCCACATGACCATGATGGGCATCGCGTGGGAGCCCTCCTACGCATCTCAGATCACTGCCGAGGGCCTGACCAAGCGCCGCCTTGACGAGCAGGCCGGCAACAACTACCCCCCCGAGGGCGCCACCTGGGAGGCCCCGCGCGGGGTCTTGGCGGTCACGATCGGTGTTGACACCCAGGGCGGTGGTGGCGAAACCGTCGGGGAGGGGTTTGTGGTTCACGTCTGGGGCTGGGGAGCGGGGGAGGAGAGCTGGCACCTGGCGCAGTTCGAGATCAGCGGCGACCCGCGCCAGGAGGGCACGCTGAATCAGCTGGACGCGATCCGAGAGAGCATCTGGCATCGCGAAGACGGGGCCCAACTGAACGCCGCACTTGGCGGGATTGACGAGGGCGGCCATGCAACCGAGGCCGTGCGCCGCTGGTGCGCCTCACGTGGCGGCCTATGGGTGCCCACCCGGGGCTTGCCGGGAGACAAGCCAATCCTCGGCAAAGGCACGCCGGTCACGTTTGATGCCAAAAATAAAGCAAAAGCAAAAGTTGGCAGAGACACCCTGATGTACGGAATCGGTTATGAGGCCTCCGTCAACCGCTGGGCTGCTCAGCTCGCGGTGAAGGCCCCAGGCCCTGGATATGTGCATCTAGGGCGTGCCACCAGCGATCAGACCCTGAACGAGCTGTTCCCATGGAAACGGGCCCTGTCGTCCGCTCGATCGAACCGCGCCACCTGGAAGCTACCCCCAGGCAGCCGCGACGAGGCGGGAGACTGCAGGCGGATAGCCTACGCGGCCCTCGGCCTGATCGGCAGGCGCTACGCCCGCCCTGACGTGATGTGGGCGGAGCTGGAGCGGAAGGCGCTGGAGACGATTGGCAGTCGCCAGCCAAAGGCTCCCGCCCCGCGCGATCCATCCGCGCCTGAAAATTGGATTGATCGTGACAGGGTTCGCAACTGGCTTAGGCGGTAGCAGGGGCTAGAATCCCGGCATGGCTTACACATTGCAACAACTCCAGGAACTCAGGGCGGCCATTGCTGAGGGCGTCCTGATGATTCGCACGGTTGATGGGCAGGAAGTGCGCTACAGAAGCCTGGTGGAAATGAGGCGGATCGAAGCGGCCATGGTTGCGGAACTTGAGCCAAGCGCCTCCAGAATCAAGAGAACAGTCTTTACATTTGAGAGAGGATAATGGGAAAAAATAAGAAAAAACCAGCAAAAATAGTCAAAGTCTACAGCAACTTTGAAGGTGCAAGACAGGATCGCAGAACGGCTAATTGGTACTCTCAAGACACGGGGCCAAATAATACCTTGCGCAGGGATTGGCGCTGGCTTGTCAAGCGTCATCAAGACCTTGCAGATAATGATGGGCTAGCAAAGCAAGCCGTTGGTGTGATCGTTCAAAACTGGATCGGTGATGGGATCATGTCCAATCCTGTCAATTCCACCAAAAGATACGCCAACGCATACACTAATTGGTCAAGAATGATTGAGGCTGATTACTATGAAACATTTAACAATTATGGAATGCAAGCATTGGGAGCGCGAACGGCCACCGTCCGTGGCGCTTATTTGTTGCGCAAAAGAATCAATCCAGACCTGTTTGATAAATACGGAGTTGTACCATTGCAGCTGCAAGTCCTAGAGGCTGAGTGGCTAGACACTACAAAGGATAATGGTGTCGATATACTCTTTGGCCAGCAGTTCGACAAAAGCGGAAGACTGCTGGGTTATTGGATCAGAGACCAGCATCCCAATGAAAGCGTGTTGGGGCGCGGGATTTCGATTCAATCAACCTTTGTATCAAAAGACGAAATCAAGCTGGTTTTTGATTGCTTGAGGCCAGGGCAACGCATGGGCCTACCGTTTGGTACGGCGGCAATTCTTACCCTGCGTGACATGGGTGACATCAGGGAAGCGCAGCAGATGAAAGACAAGATTGCTGCGTGTTTCTTTGGTGTAACAACCGGGGAAGAGCCAATTTTTCCCAATTCGGGAGATACAACCGAAGTTGTGGAAGATGCAAGGTTGTTTGATACGATTTCACCTGGCACGGTTGAGCATATTCCCAACGGCAGAAGCTTCCAGGCCTTCCAGCCGCCACCCTCTGGCGACTTCTATCAAACCCAGAAAGTCTATGCTCGCATCGTCGCGGCCGCATACGAAATTCCTTACGAATCACTAACCGGAGATACTTCAGACGCCAACTTCTCAACATATCGCGGTCGCTGGCTGGAATTCCATCGTCGGATTGCTCACCTCCGATGGAACGTGTTCATTCCCAGTCACTGCACCACGGTCTGTAAGTGGCATGACGAGCTAGCGCGTGTGGCGGGGCTGCTGCGGGGACCCGCTACCTGGGAGCACACGCCACCACGGAGGGAGATGATTAATCCCGCCGAGGAGATTCCTGCGCTGATAGACGCGGTCAAGGCCGGGTTTTTCAGTCTCTCTGAGGTTCAGAAGTCCTTTGGCTTTGTTCCTGAGGAGGTTATGGATGTCTTGGTGAAAGACATCACGCGGGCCAGGAATGCCGGCCTGATGCTCTCCGTTGATGGCAAAAGCGATCAACGGGCTTTACCCCCGGTAGAATCACCACCACCAGTAGGCAACCCATGAACACTGTTATCAAGGAGCCCTCGCAGGGGTTTGCGGTCAACGCCTTTGCCAATGGCGTCACGATGTCTCTGTACGGGGATGTGGGCTTTGATGTGCTTGCCTCTGACGTAGCCGAAGCGCTGAAGAATGCCAGTGGCAAGCCGGTTTCGGTCCACATCTTCAGCTTTGGCGGTAGCGCTGGCGAAGGCTTGGCGATTTACAACATTCTCGACAGTTATCAAGGGGAAGTCACAACCGTAATCGATGGCATTGCCGCATCCGCTGGCGGTCTGATCTTCATGGCTGGCAAGAATAGGATCATGCCGGCTAATTCCCTCTTTCATCTTCATTCAGTCTGGGGAAATGCAAGTGGAAATGCGGAGAGAATGAGGACCGCTGCGGATCAATTCGACGCGCACGAAGCGATTTACAAAAACATCTATGCACAGAAAAGCGGCCAAGAGGAGGCCGTCCTACAGGAGTGGATGGATGTTGGGCAAGGTGCGGGGACGTGGTTTAACGCCTCTGAGGCACTGGCGGCCGGGTTTGCCACAGAGGTAGCGGATGCCCTGCCTGCACGGGCCTCTGTGCCCCTCCCTGAAGGTCGTTTTGCTGTATTGCCGGAGGCCGCATTAGCATGGGTTGGGGATTCGGTTAGAATCCCCACAAATCCAGACATTGGAGCAATGGCCACTTCCGCCAGCGCCGCAGAAGCGGCCACCCCTGAACCTCAAGCGCCTCCTCTTGCGTTGGCCGTTGAGCCTCCTGCCGCCGCTGTTCAAGTTCAGCCTGAGCAGGGCGCCGATGCTGCGGCTGTAAGGCGTGAGGTTGAGATCCGCCGCGCCGCTGCCTACGCCAAGATCAGTCCGGAGGAGGTTGACGCCCTGGTGGCCAGTGGCAAGCCTCTGAACGAGGTCACCATCGAACTCATCAAGGCGCACGCCAAGGCCACCGAAAGCCCCAGCCCCGCAGGCCACCCTGCCCGCATGGGCGTCACCCGCGACCAAGGCGACACCCTGGCGCAGGCCTTTGGGGACGAGCTGGCACGTCGTGCTGGCCTGATCAGCGCCCCCACGGATGTCGGCAAGCAGGTCTACGGATTCAGCGCTCGGGAGCTGTGCCGCGCCTGGCTTGACCGCAATGGCGTGCAGACCGCAGGCAGGAGCGTCAACGAGCTTATTTCGATGGCGTTTCATTCGACGTCCGATCTAACGGCATTGTTTGAAGATACGGCTAAAAAAGCATTACGGGCTGGCCACGAAGAGGAGCCTCAAACCTGGACCCCTTTGTCTAGCAGGAGTGATCTTCCCGACTTCAAGAAAGCCACCGAAGTTGACTTTAGTGCTCGTCTCATCCCCAAGCCGATTATGGAGGGCGGTGGATACAAGACCGGCGTACTGAATGACGGCAAAGGTACGTGGCAACTGTTTTCCTATGGCCTGGAGGTCGGTCTGACACGGCAGGCTGTGATCAACGACGATCTCAGCGCCCTCGGGGAGGTTCCAATGATGCAGGGGCGAGGATGCCGTCTGCTGGAGTCCAACCTGATTTGGGCTTTGTTGACGACCGGCAGCCTTGGCGCAACGGTGACCTTGGATAACAAGGCGCTGTTTCATGCCGATCACAACAACACCATTTCTGGTGGGACTTCCGTGATTGGTATTCCTGGAATGACCGCAGCAGAGCTTAAGCTCAGCACGCAGACTGACGCATCAGGGAACAGCCTAAACCTTGAGCCCGCTTTCATCCTGGCGCCTCGCCAGTTGAAGACCGAAGTCCTGCAGTTCCTTTATCCGATCAATTACTCTCCAACGGTGTTGACTGGAGCAAACGGCTCCAATCCGTATGCCGGTGCTGTGCAGCCCATCTTTGAGAATCGCCTGGCGGAAGCTACCAACGGCACTAAGATGTGGTATCTGGCCGCGTCTCCCTCTCGTGTTCCCATGCTTCGTCACGGCTATCTGCAGGGCGAAGCAGGCCCCGTGCTCACCCAGGAAGAGAAGCGCAATCCTGACGTAATCAGTATGTTGGTTCGCATGGACTTCGGCTGCTCAATCCGCGACTGGCGCGGTTTTGTTCGCTCCGCTGGGGAGTGATCTGCACACCAATCATTAACCTCTGAGCACCTCCAATGAAGAACGCAATTCAGTTTGAAGCCGATTTCATCGACTACACCAACGGCACGGGCTCCGCCATTGCCTCCGGTCAGTTGGTGCAGTTTGGAGAGATCCACGGCATTGCCGTAGCTGGCATTGCCGTCGGCGACACGGGCTCCCTTGCCCTGGAGGGGATCTACACGGTCCCCAAGCTCACCGGTGCATCGGCTGATGCCACCACTGCCGGCGGCGCTGTCTATTTCTCCGCTGGCTCCGTGTCTGGGAGCGATTCCAGCGGCACGCGGAAAAAAGTGGGCCATGCCATGGCGGTAGCTGCACAAGCTGCTACGACCGTGGCCGTGCGCTTGCTCAACTGATGAGCTGGGCCAGCCGCCAAGAATTGTTGGTTCGCCTGGCCAACCGGCACTTTGACGCCGTCTCAGTCATCTGGGGCGGCGTTCAAGGTGAGGGCCTATTGCGCCTGAATTCACAAGCGGTAGTCAATGGCGAAATCATTGAAGTTGATGCGGTCATTGAGAATCTACCTTTCGATCTATTTGGAACGATTAAACATGGGGATGAGATTGTCGCTGGTGGCGTGAATTACGCGGCAATCCATGATGCTTTGCGACTTGGTGATGGCGCTTACTGCCGCCTCCCGGTCAAACGCCTCGACCCAGAGGAGGCCCGCGAGGTGATCATCTGGGGTGGCGGTGCGGAGCCCATCGAAGGCCTGATCTATTCCGGGGGTGGGGCATGACAGCAGAACCACTGATCTACCTTGCCAGGCAACGGCAGAGATGCGACACAGCGGCCAATTGGGAAGAGGAAGATCCGGAGTTGCTACCGGGTGAGTTCGGGGTGCAGTTCGACCCGGAAGCGCCAGAGGAAATTCAGATCAAGTTGGGCCAGGGAGCGCATTGGAGCGAGACGCCGTTCTTCTCTGGTGGCGGCGGCGGTGGGCCCACCAACCTGTCTTATGACCCTGCAACCCGCCTCCTGGGGTCGTCCTCCGGCTCGGATGTCACCCTGCCACTGGTGGGAACCGTGGTTGCCGGTCAACCCGTGGCGGGCCTCCAGACCGCCGCCGAGGCTGCCAGGTTGGCGGAGAGCGGCAGTCCAACGTTTGCGAACCTGACGGTCAGCGGCACGGCCTACCTGAGCCACATCCACGGCAACATAGCCGGATTGCTCTACCACCACGTCCGCAACTCCTCCGGAGCATCCCTGGCGGCCCTGACCCCCTACCGGATCGTGGACACCCAGGGTGATACCGACCGGGCGAACATCATTGCCGCCAGGGCGGATACAGCGTCAGCGATGCCGGCGTCAGGGATCCTGATTTCCGCCCTGGGGAACAATGGTGATGGTCATGGAGCGGTGGTCGGCGAGCTGCTGGGCGTCAACACCACGGGCCGCACATCCGGCGAGTCCCTCTACGTGGGCCTCGCCGGAGGCCTGACCCCCACGGCCCCTTCGGAGAGGGCTCAGGTGGTGGCGATCGTGGGGCGGGTGCATGCGACTACGGGCTCGATCATCGTTCAGATCGGCACGGTGCGGCCCACGGCGGCTGAGGTTGGGGCTGATCCTGCAGGGACGGCAGCAGGGGCGATCACTACTCACCTGGCGGCGGCGACGCACCTGACCGCACAACAGGCGGCGGCGGCGGCCCCGGTGCAGTCGGTGGCTGGGAAGACAGGGAGCGTCACCCTGTCCGCAGCCGACATCTCAGGCCTGGGTACTGCCGCCACAACGGACGCCACGGCCTACGCCACGGCGGCGCAGGGCGCCTTGGCCGCCAGCGCTGTGCAGCCGGCGGATCTGGCGGTCTACCAGCCTCGGACACTGGAGGTTGTTGATGTTGCCTATGCGGCAGTGGTAAACATTGATTTTTCAGCCTATAACGGAAGGCTGGTTGTGGTAGGCACGTTAACCGGGAATATCCAGTTTACGTTTAGCAATATAGCGGTTGGAAAGAACTGTGCAATCAGGCTGACCGCTGATTCTTCAGCCAGGAATATAACCGTGCCTCCGTCTGCGCCTTATTTTGCCGGCTCCAAGGTGGTCCCTGCGTCTAAGGCCGCACGCCTGTCTTTTGAGTGTACCGGAACTACCGAGGCTTCCGTAGATATTGCCTTTGCGTTGCAACAGTGAGAAACTTCACCTTTCGCGATATTCCATTTCTTGCTAGTCAGCGCAGTCTTTGGACACCCTCGCAGATCAACACGGCACTATGGTTGGATCCGAGTGATCAAAGCACAATCACAGCATCATCAACCTTGGCGGATGAATGGCGCGATAAAAAAGGAAATGGCATAAAAGCTACCGCAACTGGAAGTAATAGGCCGGCAACCGGCACTCGCACAATCAACTCTCTTAATGTAATTGATTTTAATAACAATAGCTCAACAACACATCAGATGATTCTCTCCGCTGTCCCCTTGGCTGGAACAACGTCAGCAATGGCGGTCTACGTTTTTCAACTTGATTCTGATCCGCCCCCGACACCTCCCCAGGCCGGCCCAGTTCTTAGCGACTGGGGTGGTGACGTGTCTGGAGCCAATCACTTCCCATGGACTGATGGCAATATCTACGAGGACTTCATGACTAGTATTCGCAAAAACCCTGGCAATCCAGTGCCTTCAATGTCAGCCAATGCTTGTATAGCTGCCATGACCAGTGCCAACGGCTTATGGGAGGTGTATATCAATGGGTCTCTTTTATACAGTACAACAACAAACACTTACGCCATAGGTAGCTCTCCTACAATTGGGCGCTCTATGGCCTTTGGTTTAGATGGACGTGTTGGGGAAATTGTTGTAGTTCCAAATGATACATCAAGTGCCACTCGGCAACTGCTAGAAGGATACATGGCGGGTCCCAATAGGTGGGGGCTGGCATCCTTGCTACCTGCCAACCACCCTTATAGGCCAGCCGCACCGTAACAACAATTATGTCCACCATTTCCAGCGTATCTTTTTAACCATGGCCAGGCATTCTATGATGGTGGCCTTGCCTCTGCGCTCCCGCCATGGCTGACTTCTACCGTCTGCAGGCCGGCACCCCGGAGTCCTACGGCGTGGCGCAGTTCCGAGCCGACTACCCCCGGCTCTCGATCAGCGACCTTCCCCACGATGGCGAGCTGGCCGCCTTCGCGGCGTGCGATCCGCCGATCCTGTTGTTCCGCCCCCAGCCCACGCCTCCCCCGCCATGGGATCCGGCCACACAGGCGTTGGTGGAGGATCTCCCGATCCTGGTGGGTGACCAGTGGCACCAGGCCTGGCGGGTGGAGGACCTGCCGCCGCCACCCCCAGCGCCTGATTTCGCGGCCTTGCGGGAGGGGATCCGTCAGGAGAACGGATTCCGGCCCGCCTTCATGGCGGCCATTGCCGCTGATTTCATGGAGGTGGCGCCCATTGTGTCTCGGTTGGATGATTGGGAGCAGCAGGGGAACTGGCGGCCGTTCTTGGAATCGCTGATGACGGCCCTGGCCAAGATCGGGCAACAGGATGCGGCCCATACTGCCTGGGAGTTCCTGGCCCTGGCCACCCGCTGTCACATGGACCAAGCCTTCCTGGAAGCCCTGCAGGCGGAACTGCCCGATGCCGGGTAGAATCGGGCCAACTCTGGAGGGTAGGTAGGTGGCGTCGTCGCACGGGGGGGAGACCAATCAGGATCCGCGTGTGAATGACTTCTTGCGGTGGAGCGCGGCGCTGTCCACCCCAATTGTGTTAGGAGCGGCGGCAATGCTGATCGGCCTACTTGTTTCCCTGAGGGATGCAACAAGAGATCTGAATACAAAGGTGACCCTGATCGCAGAAAGTGATAGGAGGCAAGATGTGCAGATTGAAAAATACAATAATGCCGAGCAAGTGCAAAACCGAGAAATTGACAGATTGAAGGATCGGGTGATGCAGCTGCAGACCAGGGTAGGCCTCAGATGAGAATAGTAAACCAAGAAATCCTTTTGGCCTGCGGCGCCCTTGCCATCGCCGCATTCCTGCCAACTCTTGATTGGCTGAGCTGTTGGCTCCATGGCGGCGGCAGGGCCTGTCATGCGCAGATGGCTGCGGCTATCACGGAATGGCGGAACATCTCCGGCTTCCTGGCTGGCCTGGCGATCACACCTGTCTCCCCCCGCAACCCCCGATGAGCGACAGCCTCCCCCTGCAGTATCTGGAGGCCACCAAGACGGCCATTGAGACCGCCCTGAGGGATGCCGAGCTGGTGGGCCCCACGCAGCCCTGCGCGTACCTCGATCGACTGCAGTCGGTAGGGGAGAACGAAACGAGGCCTCTGGTCGTTGTTCGCCGGGGCCAGACCGACAACGCCCTCGACTCGTCAACCTGTGGACTTGATCACACCATGCGGTTCCAGGTGTTGATCCACGTCAGGCGACCCAACCTGACCCTTCCATTCTCACGAATTGTCGATCCCGTGTGGCAGGTCGTTCATTCCGCCGTGATGGGAACCCTGAATTCGTTCCCGTGGGTGCAAGAGGTAACCCCGGTTGGAAACCAGCCTGAGCCTGCCGATCCAGAAAACGGCCAGACTGTAGCAGGTTTGATGGTGCTGTTCTACAGTGTCCAGATGATGACCAATCGGTCAGATTTAACCGCCGTTCCATGAGTCGCCTCGCCCGCCCGATTCGGCCAACCAAGCCTGGTCTATACCGTCGGCTTGCCGATGGGGACCTGAGCGATGTGCCCCCCGCGCCGCCGGAGCCGGAGGCCCCGCCAGTGGCCCTGCTGGAGGCGGCGGCCGAACCTGACCACAAACCTGAATCCCTCGAAGACGAGCCATGACCTCCGCACCCAAGGCTGGTGATCTGCTGTTTGCCCGGCCCTATGTGGCCCCGCCGGGTACGCCTGGAGCCTTTCAGCCGATCCTCACGACGGGTGAGATCAACTGGACAACTTATGAGGCCGACCCCGTGGAACGGCCGGTGGTTGGCCTGATGGGTGCGCAGCTCCCGGCCCTCCATGCGGCTCAACGAGCCACGGCCACATTCCCGGTCGGACTGGCGGGATCCGGCACTCAAGGCGTTGCCCCGGCGGCCGGCCCCCTGTTCGAGGCCTGCGCCATGGGGGAAGCCGTAGTCGAGGATGAATCGGTGACCTACACCTTCATCAACCTGATGGAGACTGCAGAGACCCCAGCCTGTGACTTGATCTGCTACGAATCAGGGCAAAAGCAACAGTGCAAGCAGGCGCGGGGAACCGCTACGTTGACATTTCCCGCCGCAGGGATTCCCACCGCTGAATTCAATTTCATAGGGAACTATGCAACGCCAGAAACCGAGGCCATAGCAAGTCCTCCCGACTTTGGCGGCCAATCACTGTATAAATTGGTCGGGCAAAATACAACGCTAACCCTTATCAGTGACGGGGATGAGTTTCCCGTGTGCTTTGAGAGCTTCGCCTTCACCTTCGGCGCGGCTGTGGAAATGTCTACTCTTGGAAACTGTGAACAGCGGCCTGAGCACAACGACATCGTGGCGACGTGGAATGCCACGGCAATCAGGTCGGCCTCTGACCTGGATTTCTGGTCGATTCTTGAGGATCGATATGAGCAGGATCTTTCCATCGAACTCCGCCATGGAGTCTTCAGCGGACCCAATGCAAACCCTGGCTATCGGGTGAGTTTGGATCTGACGCAGGTGTTCCTTGATGGGATCACCAAGGCTCAGATCAAGCAGCGAGCCGCCAGAGGCCTCTCCGGCACCCTAAAGGGAATCGGAGTTGCGCTAACATTCGACTGATCACTTCACCCCCACCCCATGTTTAACATCAAGGAAGAACGCGAAACCTTCAACTGGGTTGTAAATGGCGTCTGTCTTGGCGAGAAATTTAAGTTTATCGGTGAGTACAAAGTCTTAACCTTTGATGAATTTATTGCATTCAGGGATGAAGTCCTGAAAGGGATTAAGACTTTTGAGAATGGAGTTGATGACTCCTGGCGGCCGTATGCAAAAAGGATTTGCCTTGGCTGGGTCAATCTTCCGGGCCAACAGGACACATGGATTGGAGAGGATGGCGCCCCGATTGATTGCACGCCTGCCTCGTATGAGCAGTTGCTCAACCGCAATGGCGTAGCACAGGCGATTGTATACAGCTTCATGGATGCCTGCCGCGCCACCGAGATGGCGCCCATCGCCCAAGGCCAGGACGACGGCCTGGGAAACTCGCCAGCATCGCCCGACGCTGGCACTACGGAGACCAGCGAGCCAGGGAGCGCTCCCTGATGCGCGAGCGCCTGGCCACCATTGCCACGGCCTGGGGCCAGGAGTGGGCCGAGTGGACCCGGCGTCAGCACGAGGCGCAGGCCCCGGCGGTCGCCCCCTTCGACCCTGTGGAGGATCTGTTCCTCACCAGTGATGGCCTGGTGCGGGTGTGGCCGGTCAACCTGCCTGTGATTCACATCTGGCGGCTGATCCAAGATCAGTGGATCCGTGCGGGCCTGGAGGGGCAGCCTGTGGCCTTCGACATGGCCCAGGCGCTGGCCTATGCCCAGGCGTGGTGTGCTGAGCATGGCGGTGCCGTCATCCCCCTGGTGGAGCGGCTGCGGTTCCTGGCGGACACCATGCTCGGGTTCATCCATGCCGAGATCGAGGGGAGGAAGACCTGATGGCGGGTCTTAATGCAATCCTGAGGATCGCCGCGCAGGTGTCTGGCGCGGCGGCCATCGGTCAGTTGTCATCGCAGCTGGCAGGCGTGGGCCCTGCGGCCAACTCCTCAACGCCTCCCGTGAAGAGGTTGGGGAGCGCCATAGGCGACATGGCGAAGATCGCGGCTGGGATACAGCTCAGCCGGTTTATTAACGGCCTGGAAGGGTTTGCGAGGAATGCCTTCAGGACGGGTGATGAATCTATCCGGCTTGAGTACAGGATGAAGTCCATGGGGGAGCAGTTTGACGAGACCGCCGCCATTATGGATATGGCGACAAGGTTTGCTGATAAGTTCACGTATTCCCAGATAGAGGCGCAAGAAATTACTGCTGGCATGGTGGGCAAGTTGCGCCAGTTGAATATCGAACTACCGCAGATCGAAAAAACAATGTTTTCCATGGGCGAGGCCAGCCGGATCATAGGCCTCACCACGGAAGACACCACCGAGTTCATCCGGCAGATGTCACAGGCCCTGGGCCAGGGGCGCCTGAACGGCCAAGAACTAGTCACGATGCTGGAGCGCGTGCCGCCATTTGCCCAGGCACTGGTGAATGCCTTCAACAACATCGCCAAGGATAAAGGAATTATCCAGATCACCAAGCAGCGCGCAGATGAGATCATAAAGGCAACGCAAAAGGCGGAGAAAGAACAGATCAAGATCTTAAAGAACTCGGCACGCGAAAAAGAGGATCTGATTCAAAAGGAAGCCAACGCCAAGCTAGAAGGAATCCGCGAAAGCTACGAGCGGGAAATCACTCTTCTAAGGGATAAAAACGAGAGGGAAATAAGACTCCTGCAAGACCGGTTCGACGATGAAGACAGGATCCGCGCACGAGCCGAGCGCGACGCCAGGAACCGCCTGTTCGAACGGATGGACGATGAGCAGCGGGCAGTGCTGACCGCATTCAATCGCAGGCGGCAAGACCTAGAGGAGTGGCGGGATTATTACAATGACCTTAACGGAATTAACGAATATGTGCAGAAAGAAATCAGGCGCAGAGATGACGACTGGTGGGATGCGCAGGAGCGCAACCTGATACGTGGGTTCGACCGCCAGAGGCAGGCACAGGAAGACCGCATAGAGGATGAGAAGGTCATCCGCGACCGTCTATTACGAGATCAGCGACAGGCGGAGGAGAAGAGCATTAATAGCGCCTTGGCGGGCCAAGAGAACGCACTAGCCAAGCGCCAGGCCGTGGAAGAGGAGGCCGTCAAGGTTGCCTCAGAGGCCAGGTTGCGCGGCGTGCAAGACGCGCTGGACAAGGAAATAGAGATGGTGAAAGAAGCGAATGCAAAGATAATCGCAGACACGAAGGCGCGAACAATAGCAACATTGGGTGATCTCAAAAATATGGCGGCGGCAGGAATGCTCACTCCTGACGTTGTTCTCCGTGCCGCTGGTGTTGAGCTGACGAAGCTCCTCGGTAAAATGCCTGAGCCGACTGCTATCCAGAAATGGAATGCAACCTCAAAGGATTTTGCTAAAACAGTCGGACAAGATCTGAACCCAGCCCTAGAAAAGCTAGTCGATATTATTGGCTGGTTAGAGGATCGCTTCCAGGGCCTGGATAAAACTATACGCACAACCCTCACTGTCGCTGGTGGCATTGCCGGGATCGCGCTCGCAATCAAGGCCGCCACCGGCACATTCGACGCGTTGCGCGGGGGAAGGGCAGCCAGGGCGCCCGCCGCGCCGCCGCCACCTTCGGCGCCGATGCCGCCAACCAACATCCTCCAGCGGCTGGGGCCCAAGGCCTACTCTGGCCCCGTCACCCTTCCCCCGCCCCCGCCACCGCCGCCACCCTTGCCCGGCCCGTGGCTGCGGTTCATTGGGGTCCTGGGTAATGCCACCAGCGCGGTCGGCGGATTCCTCGGGAACCTCGGGAAAATCCCCGGTGCGATCAGCGGGATCAGCAATGCCATTGCCGGGACACGGATCGCAGCCACCATCGCAGGATGGGCGGCGGTGCTCGGGCCATCGGGGCCCATTGCAGGGGCAATCAACGGCACCATTGCCTGGATTGGCGGAACCGCCGTCCCAGCGCTGCTGGGCTTTTTCTCTGGCCCTGCAGGTTGGGCTGTGCTGGCCGGTGCGGCCACCGTGGCAGCAGTCTTCACCTGGCGGGAGCCAATCGCAGGCTTCATCACCTGGCTCGGGGGCCAACAGGAAAAAATTGCCGCGAACTTCACCCGCCCCATGGCGCAGGAAATGGCCGATAGCGTGAGCGAAGGCCTGTTGGGTGCCGGGAAGGCATTCGAAGACTTCACCGCTGACGTTCAACGCGGTGTTGATGAGTTCGGCACTGGAATTGGCAGGGGGCTGGAAGGGTTCTTCAGGGGTGTCGCCACCAAAGCCGATGAGATGAGCACTGCCATTGGCAAGGGCTGGGATGATTTCGTCCGGGGTATTGAGCGCGGTGCTGATGCCCTGGGGCGCAGTATTGCAAGGGGATTCTCTGCTGCTGGCGGATGGATCAAAAACGAGCTGAATTACATCCTTGGCCTGTGCGAATCTTCGATCAACGCATTCTCCAGGGAAGTCAATCGCCTAATTGAATCCACTAACTCGATCACCGGCCGCATTGGTGTAAACATCCCATTCCGCCTACAGCCAGTTGACATCCCCCGTCTCGCCCGTGGCGGCTGGACTGATCAGCCCACGCTGGCCATGATCGGCGAAGGTGGCGATCCCGGCGGTGAATACGCGATCCCAGCGTCGCGGATGCCCCAGGCGATCGACGCATGGCAGGGCGGTGCCAGAGGGAACGCGCTGATTCAGGCGATGCAATCCCCTGGCCTCGCCCCTGGACGCGGTGGCACGGGCCCGGCCTATTCCGCCCCCTCTGGCGGATCTTCGGCCCCGCCAGTGATCAACCTCTCGATTCGACCTCAGGCGATGCTGCAGACGCCCGACAATCGCCAGTGGCTCTCTGCCGATGATCTCCCGCAGATCATCGCGGCAGCGGTAGCAGCCGGGAGGGGTCGATGAGTGCACCGGTCATCAGGGCCTCGGCGGCAATGGTTGAGCTGCGGCGCCCCGGGGGCTCCGTGGCCGCGCGTTGGTGCTCGTGTTGGCCCGGTCCAGACGCGATCACCTGGGATGGCGAGGAGTGGACCCCTCGGCAGTTCGCCTGGTCTGCCCTCGACAGCCACGCATCAGCGGGATCTCAGGCGACACTGAGCATGGGCTGGCTGCCCTCCTCGTGGCAGTTCCTGCAGGTGGCGGCACGGGAACAATGGACCGCGTTCCTGCAGATCCTGCAGTTCGACGAATCCGACGGCGAAACCGGCCCCCCGGCCGATGCTGTGGTGATCGCCTCCTACCTGGGGCAGGTGCAGGGCCTGGCGCTGGCAGCCACCCCGCCCACGATCACCTGGCGGCTGGGGATTGATGATGGTGGGAAGTTCCCGCCAATGGTCGCAACAACCTATCGGGTCGGCACCCCCTGCGTTCTATGAGCCCCCCATCCGGCGGATTCTTCCCATCCCAGCCACCCATTGTCAACGTTGATCTGTCTGGCGGCGCGCCGTCCGCTCGGGAGCTGCGGCAGAACCTGGCCACCACCAGGGCAGCGGTCGATCAGCTGATCGCGAATCAGGGCGCCCTGTCCGCTCAGATCAGCGGGGCCTCGGCTCAGCTGGTTATCGAATCGGCCCGGCGACACGCGGATCAACTGGCGGCCCTCCTGGCCGATGCCGAGCGGCTCGAAGCGGCCACACCCCCGCCCCTGGTGCCACCTGCTCAGCTCCTGGCCAGCGCACAGGCGGCCCTTGCCCTTGGCCAGCCCATCCCCATCGTGTTCTGCCGACGGCGCGGCGGGCGCGGCGGAGCGCTTCATTTCCCTCCCGCCACAGAGGCGGCCTTCGAGGCCTCCCCCTCGGGATTCTCGGCGGCCTACCACTGCGTGCTCACGCAGGGGCAGATGGCATCCCTGGCGACGTGGCAGGTTCGCCAGGGCCCTTGCCGTGTCGGCGAGTTCAGTCAGAACTACGACCGCCGTGCGGGGGCGTGGGAGCCAGGGAATCAGGCCGTTCCCCAGGAGACCTACGAACTGCCAGATCTGCCGTCCCAGTGCGGTGGTGGTGGTGATTACCGGGGCCTGTCAACAATTGAGTTTCGTAACTCATATCCACCGGGATACCAAGGCTGGAACCGGGCCAGGAATGTTTTCATCGAGTCCGGGATGGAGATTGAGCGCGGCAGGATCCTGGATGATGTAGTCGGGCCCAGTGACAATATCGTAGATCTCTGGTTATTCTGGCGGCAACAGAATAATAGAATTCCTGATGATTTGATTGACTTCCCGTCATTGCTGACGGCGGCAAAATTCATCGAAGAATACGGATTGCTTTGTAATGCCGTATTTTCGGTGGAAACTGACATCGCAAACGATGTACTGCCCTGGTTCCTCCTGCAGGAACGCACCGTCGGCGGGAAACTAACACTGGTGCCCATGGTGCGCACGGACGAGGATGGAATCGTGCCAGAGATCGCAACGAACCCTGATTGGGTGCTCACTGATGATGAAGTCGTGATGTCATTGTCTCTGGAGTCGCCAGACTTCAAGACGCTGGCCGATCAGCCGCTCATCGTGATGTGGCGGCAACAGTCTACAGAATATGATGTACCATTCAACCGCACGCTATACGTCAGCTCAACAGGGAACGGCCTGCAGGATGCGGCCACTACCTCCGCGCTGGATGTCATAGATCTATCGGCATGGTGCGACAATGAACAGCACGCTGCAAGGGTTGGCGCCTTCCACCATGCCAAGAAAATTCAGCAAAGATATTTCGGCACGCTGAACCTTCGCCCCGGTTCCCATACCGGTAGTATCACAAAGGGACAGATTGTGCAGGTTAAAATCACAATCAGGTCGGATAGTGAGCCTGATTATCTCTATAATGAGTTCTTCATTGTTGACAACGTCTCCTATGCACCTGATGGGGGCGAGGCCCTGACGGTGGCTCACTGGCCCGTTGATGGCGGTGGGCGGGGGCTATTGGACCTGGCGTTCCTGTTCGCCGCCGCCCCTGGGGAGATCCTCCCCCATCCGCCGGTTGGGGATTGCGACCTGCCGGGGAGGGCTGATGACGAGACTATCCCAGAGGAGCAGACCACCACGATCCTGCCGTTTTCCCAGGGCGGTAGCGGGACCTTCGTCCCATCTGGCACCCCAGCCGGCGAGGGGGACACCAGCGGCCCCGGCCAGTCGTCCGAGGATCCCCCTGGGGACCTTGGCGGCGGAACCTATGGCCCTGCAGGCGCTGAGCCGCCAGAGGATACGGGCGGGAGGAAGGCCAAGGGTGATGGGAAGCCCGGCGGGCCATCCATTGGTGGGGCGGGAGGCTATGGCGAATACTGCACCGACGGGAAGGTGTTGCAGTATTCCTATCAGCTAAGGCGGCAGATTGAGATAGGCGGTACGGTTGAATGGATTCCGCTCACCGCCTATGGCAATCCGTTGGTCGCGGGTCTTGATAGTACAAGCTCCAGCGGATTGGAGACATACAGGCTGGTCTTTGGCGGAGAGACTGGCGGATTCGTAGAAACCAATCATTCAACATATCCACCCTTTGAGATACTTGGCGGAACCGCAGTCTGTGGCGATGCACCCCCCGGCGCCCCACCAGTTGAGACCCCTGGGGTCGTGGTGAAGAAAGGCGACACCCTCTGGGGCATCGCCGGTCAGCAGCTGGGCGATCCGCAGCGGTGGCCTGAGATCCATGCACTGAATCTCAGGCACGTTCCCGACCCACG